CATTAACCATAATCCACCCATGTTCGCTGGCTTGAATCATCCCTGACTGCATCAAATACCCGATCAATTTATCGGTGTAGGACGGATTAATCATGTTCCTGATCGTTCGATCGGCGTTGCCGTCCTTGGCAAGTTTCTCTTTCAGCGCCGACCTAGACAAGTATGGCTGATCGTTAATGACTTCAGCGCCTGAATCAAACCACGCATTTTCAAACATTTTCCTAAATCCGTCGGTCTTGGAGTCCTTCTTATCTCTTACTGGCGCCGATGATTCGACGACGACCGCGCTGGTTACTGGCTGGTCATCCTCGTCCCTCCAGCCGGTAATGGCCACGGATTGCAGGGATAGGAAGACCGGCTCGGTCATTTCGGCGTCTTTTGACTTCCTTTGCACCAGCTTCATTGGCGTGGTATCCGTGCCAGGCACCACCGATATCTCAATATCTAAGGCTCCACGCCACGCACTTGAGCCTCGGGCTCGGTGCTGCGCTTCTTCCGATACACCGGTGTGATGCACCAATATGACCGAGCAATCGAACTCGTTCATCAGGTTATTGCACGAATCCAGCATCGTCTTAGCGTCTTGGGCGCTGTTTTCGTCCCCTGATAGAAAGCGGTGCAAGGTATCCACAATAATGACGGTGGGTTGTTTAATGCCACGGATTTGCTGCACCACCTTTAAATAACCGGCTGGCGTATTTAAATCACAGCCGTCCTTGGATAGCCACATATTGATGGGGGTGGTTACTTGGTGGTGCTGTTTCCAAGCGGCTACGCGACCGCGCAAGCCATGGTGACCTTCACCGGCTAAATAGACCACGTTTCCGGCCTTGACCTTATTGCCGCACCAATCAGGGACAGAGCTGGCCATGCGCAAGCACCAATCTAAAACAACAAAGGTTTTACCGCCACCTGACGGGCCATGCACCATCACCAAGGCATTGGATTGCACCCAACGCTTAACTAGCCATGAGATCGGGGCGGGTTTGGCGCAGAACTCGTCAATCGGTACTAACCAGCCTTCGATGGGTGGATTAAGTAAGGCTAGAAGATCGTGGCCATCTTTGACGTAATCATTGGCGTCGCCTTGGATGGGCGGCAGGATCATTTCAGCGCCGAACTTGGCGCAGGATTGCTCGGCGTAGCGCTGGCCAACGCCAGAGGCGTCGTTGTCAGCCACAATCACGATGCTTTGCTGAACGCCGTAAGTGTCGCGCAGGATGCCGGTAACAGGCACAAGGTTGGAAGCCGAATACGCCACGACGCAAGGTCGGTTCGTTGTTTCGTGAATCGTTGCAGCGGTGGCGAATCCTTCGGCCAAATACAAAACGCCAGGCTCGTCCATCGTGCCAATCATCAGGTATTTGCCGCCGGTCTGGCCGCCAGGGTGATATAGCTTATTCCCATCGCCATCAATGTACTGAATGCTCGATAAGACGCCGTCGGTGCCATACAAAGGAACCATCAACCTGCCGTCGCCGGTAATGCGCGAGCCGTGCGGCTTGATGCCCTTGCGTTGCAAATACGGATGATCTGGCGAGGCCAAGCCACCACCAACCCATATTTTTTCAACGGTGTCGGCGGCGACTTCGTGCTTGCGCTGAATTTCAGCGTCGCGCAGGGTTTTAGCCTCAGTCAAGCGCCGAACAAAGGTCATTTCCTCAGAGTCGGACAATTTACGGCCAACGTCAGCGCGAAAGGTCTGCTCGATGCCCATGCGCCAGCAACCAAACCGACCGGCAGGGATGCCGTCGCCAAAGATCAAATACCAGCCTGGCTTATCGCCGTGGTTGCCGGAGCCTTTGGTGCCAGACTTAAAACGGTGGATTTTGCCGTCCATCCGTATTTGATCTGGCGGCTCCAAGCCAATTGCCACCATCGCATCAATCAATTGCTGCTCTGGCGAAGTAAGTATTTTTTCTGGTGGTGGTGACCAAGGGCCGCCAAATATATTGGATAGGTCAGCCATTACTTAATGTCCCTGAGAAATAATCATTTAGCAATTTAACAACTTTATACGTGGGATTAGCCTCAGAATTGTCCCGAACATCGCGCAAGGTGTTGTAGTGAAGGCCGGTGGCCTTAACAATCAACCCAAGTCGGCGATCCTGTAATTTATCTCTAATTTGGTCTAAAGTTAGCATTTATATTCCTTTGTCACTTTTTTACATCAAAGTGTTGACATCCTACTTTGTATTCGGTAGTCTTGCAAGCAATCGCCAACCAGATTGTCTGACCGGCGACATTTAGGAGAAGGAACATGATGATTTCAACAGACGCGAAAGCCATCTATTCGCAACACGGCATCGACTTAGATGACGTTGACGCCGTATTAGTGGCGCATAACTGCAATGTAAAGGCCGAAAACAGCGGCAAGACTGCCCAAGATTGGGCGCATCTTTGGGCTGCCGCTGAGAACGACGCAACCGACCTGACCTATGCGGAGGTAAGCCGTGGCTATTAATCTCAAATCAACCGGCAACCTTGCTGGCAATGGCGTGAAGCTCTTAGTGTATGGCCAAGCCGGTGCAGGTAAGACTAGCCTTGCTCCAACGCTGCCTAGTCCAATCGTTTTAAGTGCTGAAGGTGGCCTTTTGTCGATTCAGGATGCGGAGCTGCCTTACATCGAAATCACCACGATGGCCGAGCTTCAAGAGGCTTACAAATGGCTGGCTGAATCTGCGGAAGCCAAACAGTTTGAATCGGTAGCCATTGACAGCATCAGCGAAATTGCTGAAGTCTGTCTGAACTACGAGAAAAAGGTCAACAAAGACCCGCGAGCCGCCTACGGTTCCATGCAGGAACAGATGGCCGATATTATTCGCGTCTTTCGTGACTTGCCAGCAAAGCACGTTTTGATGACGGCCAAGCTGGAGAAAACGCAGGATGAAATGGGGCGCATTTTGTACGCACCCTCGATGCCAGGCAACAAGACCGGCCAATCCTTGCCGTATTTTTTCGACGAAGTTCTCGCGCTTAGAGTTGAGAAGGATGCCGACGGCTTTGCCCAACGTGCCTTGATGTGCGATAGCGACGGCCTTTGGTTAGCCAAGGATCGTTCTGGAAAACTTGAGGCTTGGGAAGCGCCTGACTTAACGGTCATTATTAATAAGATCGGAGCGAAGAAATGAAAGCATTTCCAATAAGTAATAGTGCCTTTGATGATGGGCCTGGCATGGACTTGCGTGATTACTTTGCGGCAAAGGCGATGCAATCACTACTTTGGAATCCTGATGCTGGATTAGATTCAAAAGAGGATATTTGCTTGGCTGCCTATGAGTATGCCGACATGATGATGGAAATTAGAATTCAGGAGATACATACATGAATATCAATATTGCGATAGTCATGGCTCTGGCCATCTTTGCTGAAACCATCGTGGAGTTGATTCTATGAACGAAGTCGAAACGCTAACTAAAGAATGGACGATTGCCAAGATGGAAGAAGCAGCAGCGACAAACTACCGTCGCCAGATCGAAGACAAACTGGTCAAGCATTTCAACGTGGCCGAATCCTTTGAGGGAACGCAAAACCGCGAGGTTGGCCAGTACGTTGTCAAGATCGAAGGCCGCATGAACCGCAAGATCAACGCCGACAAGTTGCAGGAACTGGCGGCAGCTAATGGATTGGAGGAACATTTATCCAGCCTGTTTCGTTGGAAACCTGAGATTGCATCTGCTAATTGGAAAGCAGCAGATGAAAGCATTACCAAACCTTTGCTCGGCGCTATTACCACAACGCCAGGCAGACCAACATTTACTATCACCATGATCGGAGAAGAATAATGGCTTTTTTAGACCAAACCTTTGAAGCAGATGCAATGCCAGTATCAGAAAAATCGTATGAACCTTTGCCAGCCGGTTGGTACACGGCCAGCATCACGGCTGCGGAGTTGAAAAACACCAAGGCAGGAACTGGCCAGTACATTGCGATTCGCTACGACATCATTGGCCCGAGCCATCAGGGCAGAATTGTTTTTGGCAACTTGAACATTCGCAACCCTAACGCAACAGCCGAGGGAATTGGACGCCAGCAATTGGGTGAAATTATGCGAGCCATTGGCATTGCCAAGGTGCAAGACACAGATGAGCTGATCGGTGGCCAACTTTCTATCAAGATTGCTATCAAAGTTAGCGAACAGTACGGCGACCAGAACGAGGTCAAAGGCTTTAAAGCCATTGCTGGCTCGACGCCACCCGCACCAGCAGCAAAGGCTGCGGCAAGCGGTAAGGCTGCGCCACCTTGGCAGAAGAAGTAATAAAAAAAGGGCAGGGTTTGACCCCTGCCCAACTAGTCCACACGAAGGAGAATCGGAATCATGAAAATTCCAGCGCCAGAATACAACATCACCAACCTGATTGACAAGCACCACGAAAGCCGTCAGGAACCGCCAAGGCCGCACCTTGGGGCATCAACGCTGGGTCACCCTTGCGACCGCTGGTTATGGCTGTCGTTTCGCTGGGCGGTGCAGCAAAACTTTGATGGTCGTGTTTTGCGAATGTTTCGCCGAGGCAATCTTGAGGAAGCGCAGGTCGTTAGTGATCTTCGTGCCATTGGGATTGACATTCAGCGCACGACCGGCAACCAATCGCGAGTTGACTTTGGCTCCCACGTATCCGGTAGCTTGGACGGTGTAATTAAATCAGGTGTGCCAGGCGCTCCCAAGACCGAACACGTAGCCGAATTTAAAACCCATAGCGCCAAGTCGTTTAACGATGTGGAAAAGAAGGGCGTTGAAGAATCCAAGCCAGAGCATTTTGTACAGATGCAGGTTTACATGGCTGGCACTGAGATTGATCGAGCGCTATACGTGGCCGTTTGCAAGGATGATGACCGCATCTATACCGAGCGCGTCAAGTTTGATAAAGACGTCGCCGAGAAAGCCATAGCGCGAGGCAAGCGCATTGCTTTGGCTGACCGTATGCCAGAGCCGTTATCGGCTGACCCAACGTGGTATCAATGCCGCTGGTGTCCTGCGCATGACTTTTGTTTCGAGTCCAAGATTACCAAACACGCCAATTGCAGAACCTGCGCTCACAGTACGGCGCTAGAGAATTCAACGTGGCGGTGCGAGCGCCATGACGCTGACGATATTCCGACAGAATGGCAACGTGAAGGCTGCGATTCGCACGTACTACATCCCGACCTTGTGCCGTATCAGCGCAAGGAAAGCACGAATGAGTGGCAAGCCATTTACGTTATCAATGGCAAGGATGTGATTAACGGCGAGCCAAGCGAGAGTGTGTTTGGCTCCAAAGAAATACTGGCCAATCCGTCGGTATGCGCTAACCCTGACGAGTTTGCGACAGAGTTTCGCAAAGAGTTTAATGCGAGGGTGGTTGGATAATGCTCCGTGACTACCAAACCCGAACCATTAAGCAACTATACGATTGGTTTGAAAAAAACAAAGGTAATCCCTGCCTTGTCCTGCCAACAGGATCAGGCAAGAGCCACATCGTAGCGGCGCTTTGCAAAGATGCCGTACAACAATGGCCAAGCACAAAAATATTGATGCTGACGCACGTTAAAGAATTGATCGAGCAAAACGCCGAGAAGATGCGTCAGCATTGGGCGGGTGCGCCTTTGGGCATTTACTCAGCAGGAATTGGCAAGCGTGACTTAGGCGAGCCAATAACCTTTGCTGGCATTCAATCGGTGCGCACTAAATCTGCGTTGCTTGGCCATATTGATCTGGTGATTGTGGATGAGTGCCATTTGATTAGCCACAAAAACGAAGGTGGCTACCGCACGTTGTTGTCTGAATTAAAAGTCATCAATCCAGAGTTGCGCGTAATCGGTTTAACAGCCACGCCGTACCGTCTAGGCCACGGTCTTATTACCGACAAGCCAGCTATCTTTGATGATCTGATTGAGCCAGTAAGCATCGAGGAGTTGATCTACAAAAGGCATCTGGCCACGCTGCGATCAAAGACCACCACGGCCAAGCTAGACACTAGCGACGTTAAAAAACGTGGCGGCGAGTTTATTGAGGCCGAATTACAAAAGGCCGTGGATACAAGAAAGAATAACGAAAGTGTTGTGGCCGAAGTCATTCGTTTGGCTGGTGATAGAAAGTCATGGCTATTCTTTTGCGCAGGTATCAATCATGCAAAAAACGTATCGATTGAGCTACGCGACCAAGGTATCAAGTCGGCTTGCATTACTGGCGAGACATCAAAGACAGACCGCGAGCGAATCATCCATGAATTTAAAACAGGGAAAATAAAAGCGCTTACCAATGCCAATGTCTTAACGACTGGTTTTGATGCTCCTAATATTGATTTGATTGCCATGTTGCGACCCACCATGAGCGCGAGTCTTTACGTACAAATGGCGGGTCGTGGAATGCGAATCAAAGATCACATCGACCATTGCCTAGTGTTGGATTTTGCTGGAGTAGTCGAGACGCATGGCCCGATCACTAATGTGCAGCCACCCAATAAAGCGGGGTCTGGAAACGGTGAGATGCCGGTCAAACTTTGTACTGAGTGCCATGAACTATGCGCCATATCAATCAAAGTTTGCCCATCCTGTGGCCACGAATTCCCTCCATCTATACCAAAACCATTGACGCTGCGCCACGACGACATCATGGGTATGGATGCCAAGGATATGATTATTACTGGCTGGAATTGGCGCAAGCACATCAGTAACACCAGTGGCAAAGAAATGCTGGCCGTCAGCTATTATTCAAAGAATCTATCCGACCCATCAATCACCGAGTACCTACCACTTCGCCACGATGGCTATGCTGGCGACAAAGCGGTCAGAGAATTAGCCAAGATGGCCAATGCGTCGGGTGTCGGTAGCCGTGAATTGTTTGCAGTCGGTGTAACTAAGCTAGACCAGATTGCTACGTACATGAATCATGGCAAGCCACCGACCACCATTGCATACAAAAAAGAAGGCAAGTTTTATCGCGTCTTATCAAGGAACTGGAATGAATGAACGAATCCCAACCGAACACGAAGAGCAACGCGAAGTTGTTAAATGGTTTCGCCAGACGTATGAGAATGTAAGAATCTTTGCTATAGCCAACGGCGAGAAACGATCTATTACGGTGGCCAGTAGATTGAAGGTTGAGGGAGTTAGCCCAGGCGTTCCTGACCTATATGCACCGGAATGGAAACTGTGGATTGAAATGAAACGTATCAAGGGTGGAACGATTAGCCCACAACAAAAAGATTGGCACACATATTTGCGAGGCATTGGCGATACCGTGTTGGTGTGCAAAGGAGCAGCGGAAGCAAAAGAGCAAATAATAAAATTTAGGGGGGAGAAATGACTGAACATAAATTATTGCGCATGATAGAAGAAGCGGGGTTTGATTTCACGCCTGACATTATGAACAAGCTGCCATTGTTTGAGAAGCTGGTTGAGTTGGAGCGTGAAGCGTGCGCGAAAGCCGCCGAATCTGTAGTGCCACGACATACAGAATGCGGTAACAAGATTGCGGGAGCTATACGGGCGAGGGGGCAGCATGACTAATGAGGAATACGAACAGGCTGTTTGTGACGAAGGTCAGCGCAGCAGACTTACATTTGATATGGAGGTACGCGCAATGATAAAGGAAGCAGTAGAAATTGAGCGCGAAGCGTGTGCTGTTATTGCTTTTAACGCAAAGACATACATTGAAGCAGCAAACGCTATACGCGCAAGGGGTAATTATGAAAAGCTGGATTGATGAACTAAAGCCAGGCGACAGGGTTACGTTTGACGGCGACCCTGCAAGAGTTTTTAACGTGATAAGGCAACGTCCAACTGCGCCAGATTATTTTTATTTAGATTTTGATGACGGTTCATACATTAGCGTTAATGATAACGAATTGATTGCGGATGGTAAAAAACTATGACCACTAAATTCTGCACTAGTTGTCAAAGTACACGCGACCTTGCTGGCGGCGTTTATCGCAAAACCAAATCAAGTGGCCGCTGGATTTGCGCGCCGTGTTTAGCGCACAAGACTGAAAGCATTTATATGAATCGGTCGGGGAAAGTGGCGGATGTGAAAACTATTATGGAAAAATTATATAAGAGGGCGGCATGACTGACCGAGAACTATTGCAGATGGCGTTGGATGCGTTGGAAGAAGCTCAAGACTACACATCTTGCCCAACGTATTCGCCGTCAATGACCCAGCAGTGTGCTGTTGCTGCTGTAGCCCTCCGCGCCCGACTAGCGCTGCCTGAACCGGCAGAATGTGATGGTGGGCAATGCGGTATTGGTGGGTATTGTAAGCAGTGTCCAAAGACGCAGTTAGAGCAGGAGCCGGTGGCGTGGGGGATTGCGAACACTCGACCGACAGAGAAACAACCATTGATGATGGTGATGCTTGATAAACCGGAACCTTCGCATTTAGTTGTTGCACTCTACACCGCCCCACCACAGCGCGAATGGGTAGGGCTGACTGATGAAGAAATAAGAGAAGGAAACAAGGACTCATGGGTTACTAGGCAAGCATGGGAATCTGCTGCTTGGTGGGCTGAAGCAAAACTAAAGGAGAAGAACACATGACAATGCACACGTATCCGCTAAACGATTTGCGCGAACATGAAACTGATAAAGGTGCATTTTGCTGGTGCAGACCGGAGTACGACGAGGAGTATGACTTGTACGTACACAGAAGCATGGATGGGCGCGAAGAATACGAAGAAGGAAGGAAGCCGACATGAACGAACAAATTAAACAACTTGCTAAACAGGCAGGGTTTTATAAGTATGGCGATGATTTTGAAGACATTATAGAAAAATTCGCCGAGTTGATTGTGCAGGAATGTATCAGCATTGCTCAAGATCGTGCCGCATTTGATTGGGCTGCACCTAATGATGTGAATCATATTATTAGTGAGATAAAAGAACATTTTGGAGTTGGTGATATACCCGCGCCATCGAAGCCAAACTAAAGGAGAAGAACACATGACAATCGACATGAAAAAAATATGGTTTGTAGATGGACAAATCATTGAGGAACAAATACCTGAAGAAAAAATTTATTGGCAAAGCCTTACCAAAACAGATATTGACAAGGCATGGGAATGGGCACAAAAAAGCTCACCTTACGGGGTAACCCGTATCGAAACATTTGCCAGAGCTATCGAAGCCAAGCTGAAAGAAAAGAATGGATAAGTTTCAACAAGCAACAACAGATCAACTGTATTTCCGTGACCCAGACGTTGACCCACCGCCCAGAGGGGCGAGTATGCTGCTGTTGAATCCTGGTGGGGTGTGCGTTATTGGGGTATGGGATGACAGTTGCATTGGTTGGTGTCCGAAGCCAAAGATACCAAGATCATTGAAGGAGAAACAATGAATCCAAAACTAATGGCCGCATGGCTAGATGAAACAGCCACCGACGAGCGCCACAACGAAGCGGCTGCAATGATTCGTCGATTGGATGATATAGCAGCCGTTGCCAGAGAAATGGTTGTCGCCAGATCGGAGGTGCATAGCAAATCAGCATATTCAGAGCTTGTTGATCTTATAAGGGGTAAAAAAAATGACTGAACACAAACACGCAAAATTAATTAAAGCATGGGCTGAAGGCGCGAAGATTCAGAAATTCTCAAAGCGCCATCAAGCATGGGAAGAATCACCCAATCCAACATGGAATGAAGA